ATCAGGAAGAAAACAAGATAGCCTAACGGCAATCCATCTCTTGAGAGTATCAGCTTCCAGCTCTTCCATGAGCCGCGAGATTGGATCATCAGAATGGAATATCGTATTAACCCATATGGTGAACGCAGTTTTACCAAGATTGAAAACAACCCTCTTGAGCCATCGGGAAATTTTATCTCTCTGGGAAGGGGAGTCTACAGCATCATCTTTTAAAACATCATCAAGCACAATGAGATCGGGGCGGTACTGGCGGAAGCGAGTACCGCGCATGGATGCACCGGAGCCTTTTGATTGTATGCATGTATCATTTTTTAACTCTATCCTGTCATCACGCCAAACGTTACCTTTCAGATCCCCAAAGTCCTCAAGGATAAGCTCGTTTTCTTCAAGCTCGATTTTTATGTTAATGAGGTTTTCTCTGGCTGAGTCTCCGGAGGCTCCTATTAATAAAGCATAACGATTCTTGTCTGTGACAATGCTCCACAGAACATATGCAAAAGACCAACGGACGGTCTTACCGTGCTCCCTGGGCTCGACAAACATAGCACCTGCAAGGTGTTCAGTGGGTTTTAAAAGTCTGTGATATTTCTCATTAATAAAGGGTTTAAGGCTATTTGAAGTTGCCACTGTAAGGGATCGGGTATCAGCCACATTATAAAGTATGCTCTGATATTCAGCCGGTTCGGTGAAGAAATAATCTGCAAGATAATATTCACAAAAAAAACCGAAATCTTTTTGAGCCTGTTCTTTTCGTTTTTTCTTATCAAGGGAAGCCCTGTCATCGCCTACCAGTTCCGAAAGGAGATCACTCATTACTTCACCTTGGCGTCATCAACGATTTTGCAGAGCCGTCCTAATAAATCGGGGTCATGCTGGATGGCTTTTTGAAGCTCATCTTTTAACTGTGCTTTTGCCTTATCCAAAGCTTTGACCGCCTGAGTACGGAACTGCGCCAGTTTTGCCTGTGCCATGGTGAGTTTCGCCGTGGCGTGTATCATTTCTGCCGGGTCTTCAAAGTTTATACTCTCGATGTTCCGTAATTCTTTTGTAATTAACTGAGCCAAATAAAGCAGCATCCCTTCAGACAGCTCAGTTCCGGGGTGGTCTTTAAAAACCTCTGCCATGGCTTTTGAAATTTCTATGCCCTTGCGGACATCGGCGATCTCATCTTCATAACTGCGAACAGCTCGGCGAATGGCTTCGCGGCTGACTGTTATTTTATAACCGTTCTGCGAAAGCCATTCGTTGACTTCTTCGGTAACATAGACAAGGGTTTTTCTTCCGCCATCCCATTTTTCGGCAATCAGCTCTTTGAGGCCGTACTGCTCCGCCTTGCTCTTCATTCCCATGATTACCCCTTTGGAATGAGAATGCCGGGATCGTCTTTGATATTACCTTCCAGAAGGTCTATGCCGTCAGGGTGGAGCTTGTATCCCTTGAGAGTGTCATTCTCTAAATAAGGATGTGGGTGTTCGCTTAAAATGATATATTTTTTATCTACCAGATATTCCAAAGAAGCAGTAATTTCTTCAGTCTTGTGGTATTGGTATAAAACACTAATGATTGTAATTTCGTCTACACCGTTAGGATAAACTTTTTTGAGGAGAGCGAGTATTTTACCGCGTAAAATGTTCTGTTTCATTGGTTCTATTGATTCCCCTTATCTTTCCACAGATCAATGATATTTCGATTTAGCTCATAAAACTGTGTTGATACTTGGCTGGACAATCCATTAATATCTTCTTTCCAGCCTCCAAGCTCCCTATAAAAAGTTTCCCTCTTTAAGTACTCATGCTCAACAACAGAAAGCCTTGTTCCAAAGGTGTTAAGTGAATTGTTTATATAATCCCTTAATTCCTTTGCCCTCTGTTCATCTTTTTTTCCATCGGAATCGATTTTACGAATTAAATGTATAACAACCACTACCAGCACGCTTGAAATTGCGGAAGGCCCCCAGGACTGAAAGATGGCAAACAAGGCTGCAAAATCCATTTAACCTAACTCCTTAAATCCATATATTAAGTCCCGTGGGAACCTTAACGCCTTTTTTATATAAAAAGAACATTACAAACTTTGCTATAACGTTAATCAAGAAAAGGATTCCTGCCCATAAAAGAATAGTATTCCTCACCCTCAACCTCTCTTCTAAGCGAATCGATTTCTCGTTCAACTCGTCTATAGTTTGTAATAAGATCAAAAACGAATCGGTCGTACTCCTCAAGTGCTCCCTCAGCATCGAGGCTTCGTCTAATAATTCGCTCGTATAATTCTCCAAGTCTTGTATCATAGCTTCGGAGATCCTCTGCGATTCCTCCGCTAATTCTCTCGATTCGGTCAACGCTGATCTGACTGCGAATGATAGGCTCTGGTGTGACAACAACAACGGGTCTTGGTGTGGTGCATCCGCTGGAAGCAACAGAGAGAACAATAAATAAAATAGCAAGAACAATTGCACCCAAAATATTCGCTTCACGCATCAACACTCCTTTTTCATAAGCCAACCAAGAAGGCGATCGTAATTCCAGCGGATTATATAGGCACCCTTTTCGTCCCTTCCATCCCTTATTGCCCTGCTGTTATAAATGCCGTCCTGTTCAAAAACATCCATCCCTGACTGATCCGATCCGGTACAAATTCCTATGTGACCAAAAGAATTTTTTGGAGTGCTGCCAAAAATTACAACAGCTCCCGGAGGGGGAATTAAACCTTTGGTGTAAGTAATGCAGTCCATGTTTTTCTTCTGTTTAGGACGGTTTAAATGCTGGTAATAAAAAACAGCGGCACCCTGAGTTCCTGTTCCTTCAGGTTGTTCTGCTTTGCGAATTTTCCAGACATCATTCCAGTACTGGCGGACAAGATCTACACACTGAGCACCATAAGCTTTATCCCAGTCCACAGCGACATCTGTATATTTTTCGATAAAATCTGTCAGTGTCACTTTTTTTCCCCTCCGCCCATTACTTTTTCCACAAGGCTTTGTACGCCCCTTATTATGTAGTCATATGCAATTTGATTAACCGCAAGGGCGCAGGAAAAAAGGCTGAACATGACAGTTATTGCAGCAGGTACATAAGGAGAATGCATGACAACACAGATAGAAGTAATAAAAAGGGATACAATTGCATATCCTCTTTTATGCTTGGGATTAATAAAGTTTTTTAACCACTGCACCAAGCCAATAGTGGATACCGAAATAATAAGTACACGAATCACCAGCCATTCTGGATTTAGCTCTGTTATCATGCCGTATATAATAAGGGAGTGATGTGTAAAATAATCTAATTGGGATATATGAATTATGCGGAAAATAAATCAGGCTGGTTTAAAGATTGGAATGTCGTGAACAATAAATTTTTAGATCTGTCCTGTTGATGCACCATCTGCCCTCGTCGTCTTTGTAGGCTGTTATTACTTTGCGATTTATAAGTCGGCGGATAGTCAGGCTTTGAACGGAAAAGAAATCCGCCACTTCCCTCGTAGACAAAATTGCGGGCAAGGCTTCTATTTTTACTTTCAGGGCATCGCTGAGCATATTCTATGACTGCCTCCGGTGTCAGCCGCCAACATCTGCCAATTTTGACAGATTCAATTTCCCCCATCACCAGGAGATAGTACACCTGATGAAGTTCCAGCTCCAGAAAATTGGCAGCTTGTTTTACTGTCCATAGCATAAGTCCCCTCCTTAGCGTCCGGATTATATCCTGCTTTCCAGCATATATCTCGCAAAGCTTGTATCACCCCTGATGCTGCCCTGCTGGTAAGAAAGCGTATATCGTCAACCTTGCCAATACGCTTGATAATTGCCCGAAGGCTCTTTTCATCCTTTGCTCTGCTGGCAAGATCCCATAAGCCCCGGATATAATACTCCTGTCTTGGAGAGATCATTCCGGGAGTTTTCTTTGTAATTGTGCGCCTCTTTTTAAGCGGCGATCTTTTTCCACTGGGTAAAAAGCCAAGCCGGACAAAGGCTGTCATAACTAAATCAAATTGTTCATCTGTAGTAATTTCCTTTGCGCTTGACACTCCGGCTCCGGAGAGAATAGCCCTGTATGCTTCTTCATCAAGACAGAGCTGTTTTTTGGCGATGTGAATAAGTGCCAATCTTGATCTTTGACTTTGCATTTTACCCTCCGATTAAAAATGAGCCTTGTGAATTGTGAACCCCAACACCATGTTGAAGCTGCACACCTTTTCCTGCCTCCCTGCCTTTATATGAATCAATATCTCTCCCAAAAGAGCGGTCGGTACTATTTAACTTTCCAAGATTTGGATAATTTTTATTAACAAAGGACTCTATGGCAACATCCTCTTCAATGCTTGTTTGTGCAAAGGTAATAAGTTTATCTGATATAGTACTAACCCAGGCTTTACAAAAATCATCTGCTCTTTGAGTTTTACGGTATTTCGATCGAACTCTGTAAAGGCTCTTTATATATTCTTTTCTCGCTGTTTTTAATTTACGAAGTAAAATCTGGGTGATATAGGCTGCAACCTCTGCTCTGTGACTCAAACCGATAAATACCCAAATATGTTTCCAATAATTTTCTCTTGAATAACTATGAATGTACTTACAGCCAAAGGCTGTGCTCACATAAAATATAAGAAGTGTTTCGTATATTGGAGGAGAATTGCCCCCGTATGATGGAGTTTTTTCTTCAGAAATATTTATATTTCCTACTTCAAATTTCTCTACATTATACTCCGCCATCATCTCCTGAGCCATTTTCAGAGCACTCGCTGCTTCGTTGGGATTCGGTGAGTTAGATAGAGCTAAAAGCTTTTTAATCTTTGCCTTTATCTTTTCAAGGTTTTCATCCATCATCTTCTTCCTCCTCATACAAAGGACAATCGTTTTCATGCAATTCTTCCAGATCGTCATTTGTAGCACATAACAAACCACACCCATAAAGTCCATTTACAACAGGATCATATATCCCTGTATTTTCGTAATGCTTACACTCAATTTTTCTTAAAGGGCATATCATCATGTGCCTCTCTCCCTCCAAAAATACCCGGGCGGAGATCCAGAGCCGCCCGGGATTATTCGTTATGCTGACAGTTTAGCCAGCTCCTGATTCACAAGTTCCCTTTTTGTTTCCACAAAGAAGTCCTCTTTTTGCCTTCGGGCGGCTCCAACCTTTTCAAGGGTTTCATCGTCAAGCGAAAGCATTGCCTCTTTGTCCGGTTCGATTTTGGTACGGACATATTCTTCAAGACCGTGTTTTTGAAGAAGCTCTGCTGTCTCCTTGGACACACTGATTGCGTCCGGGGCTTTGCGGAAACCGAAAATGCCGAAGGTGCGGTCAAGGGATTTCCTGTCTTTGAAGAGATCTCCCCTGAAGTACCGGGCATAGGCTTCGATTGCCTTTACGCAACTTTTATAGCGTTCTCTCATGGGCTTGCCTTCTTCTGCCGCTCTTTTTTTGATCAAAGCGATGTCCTCATGTGCAGCATTGTCGATAGCCTCAATTTGTGCTTCGATCTCGCATAATTCCTGTAAAACTCTGTCCGCTTCTTCCAATGATTTGATTGCAAATTCATTGCTTTTTGTACGTGCCATAAATACTCCTTAATATAGTTTGTTAAGCCGCTTCGGGATCATTCGATCCTGCGTTAGTCGGTAAAATATAAAGATTCTCCTGTATAATGCCCCGGAGTTTCTTTGTTTCCGATGATATTTCCACAAAAAATTTATGAAAATAAAGCCCTTTTTTGTCAGGGGTTTGAGTTGGGAAAATGCCCTCGTTGGCAAGGTTCTCGATTAGTTGCACCTGATCCATGATCTTGGCATAACCATCACTATAAAGTTCTAAACTCATTTCTTCTTCTCCTGTAATGTTTCAATCCTTTCGATCTCCTGAAAATACATTTCAAGAGCCACCTGTACGTTTTCCAGCATCCCCCGGTAGGCAGCCTTTAAGTGGCTGTC